GTGCTGGTTCTACTTATGCGGTTGGTAATACTGGTGGCTCTAAAGACGCTATTGTTGTTAGCCATAGTCACTCTGGTAGTACAGGTAGTGCTGGTGCTCACCGTCATGGATTAAATAACAATGGCGGCTCTTTAAAAGTTCTTGGCGCAGAAACTGCAAAAGTTGCAGGTATTACTCATGCTGGTAGTGAAAATTTTCAGTTTAGTTATGGTGGTTACAACATAATGTCTGAAGAAGGCAATCATAGTCACTCATTAAGCATTAACTCTACTGGTGATTCTGCTACTAACGCTAACTTGCCTCCGTACTATGCTCTTTGCTACATCATGAAAGCCTAATCATGGACAAAATACAACTTACTGACGAACAGATTGACCATATTGCAGAACGTGCTGCTGAAGTAGCGTTTAAGCGTATCTACGAAGAAGTAGGTCGGTCAGTTGTAAAGAAGATATTCTGGATTGTTGGTGCTGGTGCTCTAGGTCTAATGATATGGTTGGCTGGTAACGGTCAGCTACCTAAGTAATGTGGACCCACTTACAATTCTTGCTGCTGCAAAACTGGCTGCAAGTGCAATCAAACAAGGCTGTGAACTGTATCAACAGGCTAAAGCTGATGGTATGGAGTTGGTTGACGCATACGGTAAAGCCAAAGATGTGGTTGCTGACATTAGTAGTCATTTGGGTGGATTTTTCAAAGCGCATGAGCAGCTTGAGAAACATGTTCACGAGGAAGAATTAAAGACTAAAAAGGTTCGTGATCCTGAGCTATCGGTAAATCAGGAGGCATTTAATCGGATACTTGCACAAAAAGAGATGATCCGGTTAGAGACTGAGTTGCGTGAAATGATGGTGTATCAGGCTCCGAAGGAACTAGGTGCTATTTGGTCAGAGTTTGAGGTAATGCGGGATAAAGTTAAGGCAGAACGGGCAGAAGTACAGCGTCAAGAGTTACTAAAGCAACAGGTGGCGCAATGGCGACGGGCAAGTATAAAAAGAAAAATCGCGGAGCAGATGACGTCAATCGTGGCGGTGGTGTTCATAATGTTGTGGTTTCTATGGGTAATGATACTGATAAGAACGAGCGAGACGTACCGTGGAGCTTACTCATCGCCGTGGTGGTCTTGTGTTTTGTGCTAATTATTGCGTTGCCAGTCATGGGCATGATGTATCTTGATATGAATAATGCAACAGTTGCAGCAATGTATGAAATAAAGAAAATGCGTGAATTACGCGCAAAAATATTAATGGAAGTACAGGAACGATAACAACTAATTGGTTTTGCATAAAAAGGTTAATGATGCTTACTTTATTGTCAACATTTATGTCGTTTCTATCGGGTGGACTTCCTAGTTTGCTTAATTTCTTTCAGGATAAGTCTGATAAGAAGCATGAATTAGCGATGGCTCAGGTTCAGATGCAGATGCAGCTAGAGATGCAGAAGGCTGGCTTTCAGGCTCAGGAACGTGTTGAAGAAATCCATACAGAGCAGATACAGATACAGACAGCCTCAGACGAGCGTAAAGCACTCTACAACCACGATATAGAGATAGGTAAGGGTGCAAGCCAATGGGTAATCAATGCTCGCGCTATGGTTCGTCCTACGGTTACTTACGGTCTATTCTTCCTGCTAGTGGCTATCGATATAGCTGGTGTCTGGTACGCATGGACTCAGAACGTACCGTTTAAGCTAATGATCGATGAGGTATGGGATTCAGATACTCAGTTGATTTGGGCATCTGTCATAGCGTTCTGGTTCGGTACTCAGGCATTTAGCAAAAAATGAAGGTAAGCGATAATGCACTTAAAGCCATAATGCACCACGAAGGCGTTAGGTTAAAGCCTTACCAATGTCCAGCTAAATTATGGACTATCGGTTGTGGTCATGTAATTGATCCTAATCATACGAAATTGTCGGTAGATGATAGGAAGCCCCTACCTTGTCCTACTGGCTGGAACCGTACATTTACAATGGATGAAGTAAATGCAATTCTTGCGGCTGATTTGCAGCGTTTTGAACGAGGTGTATTACGTTATTGCCCTAGTGGGATTACTCAAGGGCGGTTTGACGCTCTGGTCTCTTTTAGCTTTAACGTAGGACTAGGAACATTACAGAGGTCAACTCTACGTCAAAAGCATAATCGAGGTGACTTTGATGGTGCGGCTGATGAGTTCTTAAAGTATTGTTTAGGAGGAGGCAAGGTTCTTAAAGGACTCCTTAATAGAAGAAAAGATGAACGTGCTATATATTTAATGTAATTTGTAATATTATTGCAATAACTACATGATATATAGATCAAATGCCTAAAAAATCTATACCTGATGACTGTATGCCAGCTTGTATTAGCTGCGCTTTCTATAATTGCGAGCCTAAAGATGATCTAGGCTACTGCTACCGATACCCACCTACGTTAATAGAAATTGAAGGTAACTTTGAGAGTTGCTATCCAGTTACTGAGCGTGTCGATTGGTGTGGTGAATTTGTCCGTAAGGTGAACTAATGAGATCGACTGATGATGAGTTTATTGCTATTTGGAATAAGTATCATTCAGCAGCAAGAGTAGCAGAGGTATTAGATATAGATGTTCGTAATGTTCATACAAGACGTAAAAAAATTGAGGCAAGACATAGCATTACATTAGTTGCAGCAGATAAACGTAGTCCTACATTCAATATAACGATACCTAACAATGGTATTAGAACAAAAGTAGAGATAGATGACGGTGTGATTATGGTTGCATCAGACTGCCATTATTATCCAGACATTATATCAACGGCTCATAAGGCTTTTGTTAAACTTATACCAATGCTATCTCCTCGAATGCTCATAATGAACGGAGACGTTTTTGATGGGGCTGCAATATCTCGTCACGATCCTATAGGTTGGCAAAAGCTACCATCAGTAAAGCAGGAATTAGATGCTTGTCAGGAACGATTAAGTGAGATTGAGGCTGTTGCTAAAAATGCAAAACTGCATTGGACTTGGGGAAATCACGATTTACGCATGAATACTAGGCTCGCTGCTCAAGTAGGTACAGCATTTGAAGGAGTTCAAGGTTTTAATCTAACGGATCATTTCCCACGTTGGAAGTTCAGCACAAGCATTATGGTCAACGATCATACGATGATTAAACATAGATGGCATAACGGAATCCATGCTGTTTATAACAACACATTAAAATCGGGGGTCTCGTTTGTGACTGGGCATTTGCACTCATTAAAGGTTACGCCATGGACAGATATGGGTGCTCAAAAAACTCGCTACGGTGTAGATACAGGCACTATGGCTAACTTAGATGATCCTGCGTTTGAGTATGCGGAAGATAACCCCCGCAACTGGCGTTCAGGTTTTGCTGTATTGACGTTCTGGAAGGGTAAATTGATGCCTCCTGAGCTTGTTGAAGTTATCTCAGAAGGTTTAGTATACTTTAGAGGTCAAATTATTGAAGTGTAGGAGAGCTAAATGTCCGACTTTATTCAAAAACAAATTGATGCGTCTGAGCGTTTATTCAATGTAATGCTTGAGGATCATAAACAACGGTTTGATAAAATTGCAGCAGTTTACTCATTAAGTGAAAGTCTGCAAAAAAAATTAAACGAGCGTGATCTAGAAATTGCAAGGTTACGTCAACAGTTACGAATCTATGAATCAATAGATTTTATGTAATTCATCATCTCAGCATTCATCTTTGCTCTTGCCCATTTATCTGGTCCTGACAACTGCATTAACGCTAGAGAAAATTGCACGAAGTTATTGAGCTTTTCTAACTCTAATTCATCTACTTCGCCATTACGTATCCCCCTAATGACGTTAGTAATGCCTATACGATTACCGTCTATTATGGCTTGCCAGTCATAGTCAATTTTTTTCTTTAGCATTATTTTCCTTTGGTGTACACGTATGTACATCTGCTGGATTAACTTTACCGCAGCGTTCACAAGGCTGAGTATAGTTTGGCTTGTTACCTGAGTAAGTCTTTACCCACGGTTGTCTATTTGCAGCTTCCCATCCTTGCATAGCCCAATAAAGAGGAGTGTGTTTTACAACGTCAAGATCGTCAGCCATTTCATCGCCATTCCACCATTCCCAGAATTGATCTTCATTAGTTATTTGCATATTCTTTCTTTAGCTTCTTTAAGATTAGAGTTCATTAGCCAAGCAGAGCATTGAGAATCGATTGTAAAGGCATTTTTACCGTCTCTAAAGCCAGCAGAATAAGCAGTCTGTACTCTGGTAGTAAGAACAACAGAACACGCCCAAATGACCGCCAATGCAGCCGCAAACACTAATAGCACTTTCATAACAAAGACCTAATGTCTGCTACTGGCATACCTAAGCACTCATGAATCTTTAGGATTATGTCTGCGGATACATTAATTTTTCCGCTACGAATCTTACTTATCGTAGGAGGTGGTACGTCTAAGGTACGGCTTAACTGAGCGTCATTCTTAATGCTGTATCGTTGTTTAACTTCATCAAGCAATTTCATAGTTACTCCAGAATAAAAAAACAGGAGCCGAAACTCCTGCAAAAGCCACGGAGGAGTGTGGCTGCGAGATCAGAAAGGAATATCTTCGTCAGGATCAGCCGCTACTACTGGCTTATTTACTGGCTTAGACGCTGCATCATTCTTAGGTCGTACTGATAAGCTAAAAAATTTCTTACCATCCTTTTTGCTTTCTTTAAGCCATCCTGATAACCAGAAATCAGTACCAGCTACATTAACGCTACCTGAATAGTCTGGATGGTTCTCACTCGTTTTATTCTCATTGCGGTATAAAACCCCACGGTCTGTATTATCGTATTCAGTCATATTATTTCCCTGTTGAAAATTTCTTAATTGTGCTGCGTTCACTAGGCTCTAACCTACTCCAGAATGCTGTTTTAGAGTCTGCGTCAAACTCTTGTAATGTAATGTAATCAATGGCTCCTTGAATGTCGTTTTTTTGCAATAGCATACGTACATCCATAGCAATATCCTCAAGCAGTTCTTGAGTCTTTGCGTCCATGCTATCGAATACATCTTTAGTAATTGATTTTACTGACTTGGGATCGTCTTTCTTAATCGTAGCGTCTACTACATCGTTCTCTGTAAGCTCCAAAACATTTAGGTACAGGTATCTCCGCAAATAAGAATGTTGGCTGCCCAAAGCCTGAATGGGAGGTGCTTTACCTGTGGCTGCGTCTGCTATTGGACTACGAAAGAAAATTGTGCCACCGAACTCTGTATCGATAATACGGATAGTAGCTACTTCTTCATGGATGCTAAAGACTGAGCATAGACCTAGATTGTCAAAGATCGTATTTACTGACGGTAAAAAATCACTTAGCTCCCAGTATTTAAACCCAGCATAACTGTTAAAACCTGACTTCTTGAGCGGTAATTCTTGTAGTAATACTCTGGCTTTCTGTAGCTTGCTATATACCAGCCATTGTTGTTGTTCGTGTTGCTCTTGTAATTGATAGTCGTTAGTCATATTAGCTTTCTATTTATTTGAATTTTTTATACTGAATAATATTGATAGGTTGTGTTTTCTCAAGAGTAGATATTTTTGTAGCCGATTTTTGCTCCTTTCTAAATTTAGCGAAAGTTTTACGAATGTCCGTCTTAGCAGCCGTAACGTAGTCTTTTTTGTAAAGTATGTTCTTTTCATCTGTCATAGTGAGCAAGCCAAAATGTAGAGTAGAAGCATTATTACACCACATAATAGTGGCTTACGTGCAAAGAAATCGTTAGTGTTGAGTAATTTATTCATAGTTATCATTCGATTCTAAAATATTAACAAGTTCGTGTATTTCTCTAGGAGCTACTAGCAAGGCTTCATACGCTATATCTAGTATTTCTTGCTCCTGAGTTGTGCGTGGTTTTTTGTCTAGGTTATCTGCCAGCAATCGCAAGGCATAGACAATCTCAGCTATTTCCCAATTGTGCATATTAGTTTTCATTGTTCAGCCTTTGCACGAGCTTCTGCTGCACGAGCTTCTGAGTATGCGTAATCGTTAGAAAGAGTGTTAAATCCTTGATAGTATTTCCACTCACCGTTTACTAAGACTTCAACGATAAGATCGTATGCGTCTGTGAATGGGCTACCTTTAGAAACTGTGCGAACTGTTGCTGATTTATTTGTATTCATAGTATTCTCCTAGAGGTTAATAGTGTGTTGCAGCGAAGAAACTATAGCGCATCACAATCTTGTATGTCAACAACTTTTTAAAATTATTTTATGTACGTTCCACGAGTAGGTAGCCGAAGGGCTGAATTTATTGATATTGTTAACAATTCTGGCGGTATTACTGTCAAAGAGATAATACAAAAGTACGGGATGATGGGTTTCGCTGTGGAGTGGGATATAACGACAGAGTTTAGGAAATTAGTCAGGTTAAAGTGCTTTAAGCAGGAAGGTGATGTATTCTTTCCGTTTTTTAAAGATAAGCCTAATCCAGTAGATGAGAAGAATCTAGTCCCACCACGGGAGCCGATACCATTTAAGCCGTTAAAAACATTCCCTAGAACAGTAAGCCCTAGAGGTCAGACAATTGAAAAACGAAGTTTTAAAACCTGTAAATCAGACGTCCGTTACAAAAGAGAAAACGATTTATAATTTTGCAATGCAAAAGTGTCCTATTTGTAAACATTCACGTTCAGCAATTCAATTTAGAAATTCTGATATTTGTAGGACTTGCGCTAAAAGAAAAGTTTCGTTATAGTGGTTGTGTGCTTGGCAGCATACATAAAATCGGTAAGCCTTAGATGGGACTCTGCTGGTTACCGAACCAGTCTGCCAACATTAGATTTTTAATCTAGTGAGAGTCTCACCTAAGGCTTTTTTTATTGGAAAAAGCTATGAATTTTAAAAATGTTGAAGGTTTTTATCTTTACATGACTGAAGATGGAAGAATTGGAATACAACAAAAATCATTTGAATATGGCAAAATTGTTAATGTTTTTTTAACTTTAGATCAATTTAAACTTGTAGAAAAATGGGTTACAAGGAATGAATGTGACATAGATGAAGTTTGGAATTCTGGGGTTGAAAGATGATATTAAAACCTAAGAATTGGGATAAGTTTCAGCACTATAGTCATCGTAATCCACCGTGGATAAAGCTGCATCGAGATTTGTTAAACGATAGGATATTTGCAAGTTTACCTATTGCTAGCAAGGCGATAGCACCATTACTTTGGCTGCTTGCAAGTGAGTCCAAAGATGGTAGTTTTGATGCTGCTAGCGACGAGCTATCATTCCGCTTGCATATTGCTAGCAAGGACATAGAAGTAGGACTCAAGCCTTTGATAGATAAAGGCTTTTTTGTTGACGCTAGCACAATGCTAGCACCTTGCTTGCAGGTTGCTACCACAGAGAGAGAGACAGAGAGAGAGGGAGAGAGAGAGACAGAGAAGAATACGCTAAAGCGTCCTGATGATATTTCTGAAGAACTCTGGAAAGATTTTAAAAAGCTAAGAAGTAATAAAAAAGCACCACTTACTGAATTAGTAATTAAACGATTAAGGAATGAAGCAGATAAAGCTGGAATACCACTAACGAAAGCAATTGAAACAATGTGCGATAGAGGATGGGCTGGATTCCAAGCAGACTGGTTTAAAAAAGATGTTAAGCCAGCATCAGCACCTTTAGTGGGGTGGAAATGATTGATAACATACTCAGCCGACTAGAGAAAGTTAAAGGTCGCAATGGTGCTTATACGGCTTGCTGTCCTGCTCATACGGATAAGAGTCCATCCTTAGCGATAAGAGAATTAGACGATGGTCGTATCCTAATGAAATGCTTTGCTAACTGTAGCGTTCAGGAAATAATGGGTGCTATTGGTATGGAAATTGGTGATTTATTTCCAGACACAAATAAAGACTTGCCTCCAGTTAAGAGAAAGTATTATGCTTCAGACTTGCTCAGAGTCATTGAATTCGAGGCATGGGTAGTATCAGTAGCAGCTTACACAATGGCACAAGGACTACCACTATCGGAAGAAGATAGAGGTCGAATGAAGAAAGCACAGGCTAGGATAATGGAGGCAGTTAAATATGTCGGATAATATTAATACGATAGCGGAGCGACTTTACAATGATCGCAATATCATTAAATCAAGTCAGATTGATATTGAGAAATATCTAAAGGCTAGTGACTTATCGGCTCACGTTAAGTCTGCTAATAGTTGGCTAGATGAGATTTACCAAAACTATACTGATCCTGAAAAGACTGACGATGCAGTAATGCCGTGGGTTAAAACTCATTCAGACGTTAAATTCAGGCTTGGTGAGGTTACGGTATATGCTGGCAGCAATGGCGGTGGAAAGTCTTTAGTCACAGGGCAGATAGCGTTAGGATTGGTGAAACAAAACCTAAAGGTATGCATTGCCAGTTATGAAATGAAACCTGTAACTACCATTGTCCGTATGCTTAGACAATTTGCAGGTGAGAATATCAATGTACCGCTAACTCACGACAAAGAAGGCTACATTCGTGGGGTTTTAGGACGGTTTACTAATTTTATGGAAGATAATCTCTATCTTTATGACCAGCAAGGTAGCACCACACCACAGAAAACTATAGCAATGGCTAGGTATTGTGCAGTTGAGCTAGGCATTAAACATATCTTCATTGACTCATTAATGAAGTGTGTAGTGGCAGAGGACTCATTAAACGAGCAAAAGTCATTTGTTGACGAGCTTTGTGCATTGGCAAGAGACCATCACGTACACATTCATTTAGTCCACCACATACGTAAGTTGCAGTCTGAGGAGATACAGCCTTCTAAGACCGATTTAAAGGGTTCTGGAAGCATTGCAGATCAGGTAGACAATGTGTTCTTAGTCTGGCGTAATAAGAAGAAGGAGAACGCTCGTAGGAACAATGAGGACTATGACGAGAAGCAGCCAGATATGTTTCTAATGTGCCAGAAGCAAAGAAATGGTGAAGCTGAAGAATTTTATGGGATGTACTTTGAGCACAACAGCCAGCAGTTTGTAGATACGCTAGGTGGTCAGCCAATTGACTTTGATAACAAAGGTAGTTTCCGTGCCTGATAATAGCGAACTACATAGGCATCGTTGCGAAGTAAGACAGGTATTAAAGTGGCGTACTCAAGATAGAAACAAAGCCATCGAATATCTGTCTATTGTCCGCAAAAAACGCGGAGATAGAACGGCTCAGTTGCTAGAGAAAGATTGTAGAGAACAATGGAAGCTAGGAAATCGTGGAGAAGATAGCCAATGGAAATAGACTTAGACTCTAATGATTTAATCTTGGCTGCTCATAATGTTGGAATTATGCAGTCAGTTAAAAAAGCCAGATTAGACAACAGACAAATTAAAAATAACAAAATATGCGGTCAAACTGATTTTGCTGTTCATTATATTGGAATGTTAGGTGAGATTGCTGTTTGTAAACTTTTGGGAGTCAATGTCAGGTTTGACGTTACTTATGGTGGAGATGGGAATATTGACTTAACAATTAAAGGTCAAACTATTCAAATTAAAACAAGTTCATCATTGCGACCAAAACCAAGTTATTTAATTTTTAATAGTATGGAAGATTTTGCTACTGATTGGTCTATTTATTGTTCGGTTCAATCGCCTACGGTTATTAAAATTCATGGGTTTGTTGGTAAAGAAAAGTTTAAACTAAATCACGAAATACAAAATTTTGGATATGGCAATAGATATTGTTTAAACGATAAATATTTAACTGACATAAATAGATTTAATGAGGCTATGGAATGGTTTACAAAAGGGTAGACAATAATCAAACGCAAATTGTGAAAGCATTGCGTGATATGGGTTGTACGGTTGAGCATCTTCATGCGGTAGGCAAAGGTTGTCCAGATATTATCGTCGGATTTAAAGCTAGAAATTTCTTGCTTGAGATTAAGGATGGTGATAAAAAGGTACTTACTCCAGATCAAGTTAATTGGCACAGACTCTGGAAAGGTCAGGTAAACGTAGTAACAAGTATTGACGATGCTAAAACTCTAATATGGAAACTATCAGATGAATATCGATCCGAACGAAGCGATTAATTTTATGATTAAGAATGCTGAGAAATATGCTGCTGCTAAAGCTCAGGTTGTTTACTTAACTGAACATAGAAAGACAGTTAAGGCTATTGGCTTTCAACGTAGTTTGAAAAATACAATGGCAGAAAAAGAATCAGACTCTTATACTACGGAAGAATACACACAATGTGTATTAGGACTAAGAGAGGCTGTAGAGGAGGCTGAACGACTACGCTGGATGCTCGTAGCCGCTCAGGCTCGTGTTGACTGCTGGAGAAGTTTAGAAGCTAGTAATCGTCAAGTTGAAAGGTCAACTCAATGATTATTCTTCGCAATAATCTTCTTCGCACTCGATCCAGTCATAGTATTCTTCATCGAAGTAATACCAGACTTGTTCTTCGTCATCAAACCAATACGCCACACCATCTTCATCAAACTCATAAATCTCTACATCATCAGACTCAAAGTAAAACATTACGCCTTCAATATTTAATGCAAACATTTGTTTCTCCCGAGAAATAGCAGTCCACTAACTGCTTGAAAATAATAGCAAAATTTAATGTAAATTACGTTACAGGAAATCAATATTATGGATAAAGTTTATTGCGATAATTGCAACTGGATTGGTGATCGTGACGAAGTATTAAGAGTTCGTTGTGGATATGTATTTGATGATGCTGTAGATGTGTGTCCTGAGTGCAATCATGCAGAGACAATATCTTCAGTTAAATATTTGTGGAGAAAGCGTCAAATTGACCAAAGCAGAGAAGAAATATCTATCTAAAGTTGCTAATTTAGGTTGTATAATTTGCTATAGGCTAGGGTATGCAGGTACTCCTTCTGAAATTCACCACGTTCGCGGTTTGGGTTTGGGGATGGGAGTAAGGAGTTCGCATTACGATACGTTACCGCTTTGTCCTGAGCATCATAGGGGATCAAAAGCCGGATATCACGGTTTGGGACGTAAAGCCTTTGAGCGTCAGTATGAAGTTACTGAGCAACAACTACTTGAACAAGTAAAGGAAATGCTAAATGATGAAGAAAACCAAAGCAGCTAAGAAGGTAGCTAAAGTCATGGGTGAATATGGCAAAGGCGAATTGCACTCTGGCAGCAAGACTGGTCCAGTAGTTAAATCACAAAAGCAAGCTGTAGCTATTGCCATGAGTGAAGCTGGCATGAAAATGAAAAAAAGGAAAAAATAATGGCTCTCCTTAGCGATCAAGAAAATAGCGGTAACAAAGAAGTAGCTGACTTTGTACTAATGTTGCTTCACGCTATTACTAATACTCATATTCTTCATTGGCAGACTCGTAGTTTTTCTATGCATTCAGCATTAGGTAACTTTTACGATACTTTGCAAGACTTGATAGATTCATACGTAGAAGCGTATCAAGGCAAGTATGGCATTATTAACAACTTTATGGTTGACTATGATGCACCATTGGAGCCTATTGCCGAACTGACAATGCTAAAGAATCAAGTTAAAGCTCGTCGTGCTAAGTTGCCACAAGATTCAGAATTGCAGAATCTGGTAGATGAAATTGCGTCTGAGATTGATTCGACTTTATATAAATTGCGATTCTTAAAATGAAAAACGGACTTTACGCCAATATTGCAGCTAAGAAAAAACGCATAGCTGAAGGTTCTGGTGAAAAGATGCGTAAGGTAGGCTCTAAAGGTGCTCCTACTAAAGCTGACTTTGTGGCTTCTGCTAAGACTGCTAAGAAGGTGAAGAAATGATTAAGCGTGGAAAAGAGGAATTTTCTGGCTATAACAAGCCTAAAGCTACTCCTAGTCATCCAACTAAATCTCATGCGGTACTGGCAAAAGCGGGAGACGAGGTTAAGTTAATCCGTTTTGGTCAGCAAGGTGTAAAGGGTAGTCCAGATGGGACTAAGCGTAATGAGGCATTTAAGGCTCGTCATGCTTCCAATATAGCTAAAGGCAAAATGTCTGCTGCATATTGGGCTAATAAAGTGAAATGGTGATCTAATGAAACAATGTCCTAAAGTCTGCTCAGACATACCGCTTAATCTAAAGAATAGAGATTGGGCATTTGCTAATGTAGGATATGGTCCTGCTAATCCTGACTCTCCAGAAGATTTCTGGCAGATTCGTGCTAAGGAATGGGCTACTAGCGAAAAGAACGCTCAGACTATGCATTGTGGTAACTGTAGCGCATTTATCCAGACTCCTGAAATGATGGAATGTATTGTCGGTGGCATTCAGGGTGATGAATCGGATGATGAGACGTATGCTAACGAGGTGGTGGTTAGTGCTGAATTAGGATATTGTGAGCTTTTTGAATTTAAGTGTGCTGCTGATAGAACGTGTTCGGCTTGGCTTGTTGGTGGTCCCATAAAGACTGCTATGACAGATCGTCAAAAGACTATGCTGAAGATGGCTAAATTAGAGTACGAAACCAATGATGACATTAACATGGAGCAATCATGAGTATCATAACAAGAGATGATAACGGTAATCCTGTAGAAGTTTTTAGAGCAGGAACAGCACAAATTTTTACAGTAACAAACTCAAGTGTTCAGAGTACAGCATTTGGCACGAATACGACTCATGTACTAGTATCTTCTTCACTAGGTCATTGTCATATCGCTATTGGAGCTAATCCAACGGCTACGGTAACTACAAGCACAATGATTGTTCCTAATGCTCCGTTTTATTTTTCAGTAAAAGCTGGTGAAAAAGTTGCAGTAATCAAAGACTCTACTGTAACAGCTTCGACTTTCTCTATAACTGAATTGGTCTAATGCTGCCTAAAACGCTTAATCTAGGTTCTGGCAAGGACTGGAAAGATTCTTACTTTAATGCTGACATATTGCTAAGAGTCAATCCTGACTGGTGGGTAGATATATCTAAGGTCGAGTTTGGTCAGGTTATAGACAGTCCTAGATTTGGCAAGGTAACGATAGAAAAGGGAATGTTTAAAACAATCATCGCAAATGACGTTTTAGAGCATATACCTGACTTAGTGGCTGCAATGACTAACTGTAAGGACTTGCTAGAGGTTGGTGGTGAGTTTCACATTAGCGTACCGTATGAGCTATCTTTAGGTGCATGGCAAGACCCTACCCACGTTAGAGCGTTTAACGAGAATAGCTGGCTGTACTATACAGAGTGGCATTGGTACTTAGGATGGAAGGATAGATTTAACCTATCATCGATGGAGTTCAAGCTGTCAGAATTAGGTCAGGAAATGATGGATAAAAACATTCCCGATCAGGAAATTATGCGTACTCCTAGAGCAGTAGATTCCATGAAGGTGATTCTTTGCAAGCAATCGTAATTGCTACGGTAGGCAGTCCAAGTATCCACGTATTACTGGAAAGTATTAACCAATATGCAAGAGAGTTGCCAGTTTACGTTAGTGCAAATAGTTTGGAGTTGTGGGGAGAAGTTAGAAATAGACTTGGCAATGATAGAGTCATATTCAGACCAAATACTGCTACCAATTTCGGAGATGCGTATAACTCAATTGTCTCTTATGCGTTCAATACAGGGCATTACGATTCACTAATCATTGCTAATGACGATGTAGTATTGACTCCCGATACTATTCACAAGATGCAAGCGGATTACAAGTATGTCAGCAAGTCATTTAAGGTTGGATTCTTAGGTGCAAGATCAGATTACGTACTACCTGCACAGAATATACGAGTAGCTGAGGAAGATGACGTATTCTCAGCGTTAAAGTGGGAGAGCGAGTTACATATCAAGATGACTGATGTGATTGCTCCTATTTTTGCGGCTATAAGTAAAGAGGCATGGGATGTGGCACAATTCCCTAGCACTAATTGGTATTCAGACAATATAATATGTCATGACTTAGGCAAAGCAGGATACTTCCACTTTGTTAGTCGTGGATACGTTCATCATGCAGGATCGCAGACGGTTGGAAACGACTTTGCTAAGTGCCATGAAGAACCAAGAGAGTGGATAAAGACTAACAGACCAGATATGTACGATATATTCTACGCATGACATCCAGAGGATAATGCAAAAATGGAAACAGATAGCACTAAAATAGAACTGGAAAGTCCAGAAAATTACCCGACATTAACTAATGCAGGTAAGGGCAGACCTAAAGGAGCGGTTAATAAGTCAACAGCCGTAGTAAGAGAGGCTATTGCTAACCTATTAGAGCGAAATGCTCCTAACATGGATAGATGGCTCAATGAGGTAGCTCAAGACGATCCTTATAAAGCCTTAGACCTAATGAATAAGCTAAGTGAGTACCATATACCTAAGCTGGCTAGGACAGAGATAAGTGGCGTTGATGGTGCTCCTCAGCAGCACGTAGTTACATGGCAGAAGTAATCGAGATTGCTTATAAGCCAAGGGAACAGCAAAGGCTGATTCATGAGGCGGTAGACAAGCATAGGTTTACAGTAGTAGTGGCTCATCGTCGCATGGGAAAGACTGTTAGCGCGATTAACCATCTAATCAAGGCTGCCATTGAATGCACTAAACAAAACCCACGATTTGCCTATATTGCTCC